TTAATTAAAACTTTTAATATAATATAATATAATATAATCAAAAGGAGTTCACTGTGGGAAAGAAAAAACGACGTATGAACAGCCCAAAATATGCAAGGAAGTTTGCAGCTAAATATGCAAAATTCAAAGCAGCATTAGCAGAGGCATTCACTGCCCCTGAAAAGGAAGCTGAAGAAATTAAAGAAGAGAAGGTAATCACCAAAAAGACACCGAAAGTTGTAGTAAAAGAGGTAGACGAGTCTGTCATATCTGAGCCAAAACCAAAAACGCGATCTCGCAAAAATTCGGGCCGCAAAAAATCACCAGATTTAAAAAAGAAGGCTGTGAAAAGAACAACTTCCAAAAGAAAGACTGCAAACAAAAAGTAAATTAGATTTTTTAAGGCGCTGCCAACTAATTATATCCGAGGAGATCTAAATGAATGGCGGTACCCACTTTAACACCTGCAAGCGAAACGAGCGCTATAATACTACCCACAGGAAGTAATGCCACTGATGCAAAAGATGCGGCCCTTCCGTTTGGGGTGTATCAATCAGATCAGTATTTTTGTACAGGAGCATCAGATCAAGTTGCTTACGTTTATAAAAAGCTAGGTGGCGATGTACTTGACATCGAGATCACAAAAGAGCAAGTCTTTGCGGCTTATGAAGAAGCCGTACTGGAATACTCTTATATTCTTAACATACACCAGTCTAAAAACATACTAGGGAGTGCACTTGGAAATACAACAGGCACTTTTAATCATGACGGAGAAACACTGGGCGTCAACGACCCTAGTGAAACCAACCTTAAATACCCCAAGTGGGATTTCGTTTATGGCCGAAGAATAGCAGATGGAATGGCACTAGAAGCCGGAATTGGCACTGCAAATTCAAAGATATATTCAGCATCTTTCGACACAGTTTCTGGCCAGCAGGACTATGATCTGCAAAACATTATTTCATCCAGCGCTGCAAATACCGACAATACTGCCCTACCTTATGAAGGAGAACTTGGAAGCAAGAGAGTTCATATTACAAGAGTCTGGTATAAAACCCCTTCTTCAATGTGGAGATTCTTTGGCTATTATGGCGGCTTAAATACTGTAGGCGACTTATCTAGTTATGGTCAGTTTGCTGATGATGCCACTTTTGAAATCATACCAGCATGGCAAAATAAAATGCAGGCCATGGCCTTTGAAGACGCAGTATATACAAGAAACTCACACTATTCATATGAGATCAAAAACAACAAATTAAGACTTGCACCAAATGTTGTGCGCGTAACCCCTAGTAAAATGTGGGTTGAGTTTTATGTACGAGATGATATTTGGGCAGATGAAGAATCAGATAAAGCAGATGGCCTTACTGGCGTTAATAACATGAATACGCTTCCCTTTGATAATGTTCCTTACCAAAACATTAATGCAATCGGAAAGCAGTGGATTAGGCGCTTTGCACTATCTTTGTGCAAGGAAATGTTGGGATATGTAAGAAGTAAATTCGGCTCTATTCCAATTCCAGGAGAATCAGTCAATTTAAATGGCTCTGATTTGATAAGCGCAGCTAAATCCGAACAACAAGCACTCAGAGACGAACTGAAAACGACGCTCGATGAGCTAACTTATGCCAAACTTGCAGAAAGAGATGCAGGAGTGATAGATAGCACGACAAAAGTACAGGAACGAATGGTATACCCTGTGCCGATTGTTTTAGGATAAGTAGAGAATGTCTAATGAATGGGAACAGCCAGATAGTCCACCGCCCCCAATGTTCTTCGGACCAAAGGAGCGGAATCTTGTTAAGCAAGTTAATGATGAGCTTATTGAGAGAGTCATTGGTCAGCAAGTTTTATATCATCCAGTAAGTCTGGAGCATACGAACTTTCACCCTTTATATGGAGAGGCAATTAAAAAGACTTTCTTGCCCCCTGTAAGAGTGTATGCTTTGGTTGTCTGGAAAGGATATACGACCACTACTACTAATTTGGGTGTTGATAAGCGCCCTGCAATTACAATTCACTTTCATAAACGAAGGCTGACCGAAGATCAGGATTTATTTGTGAGAGAAGGCGATTTTGTTCTATATGGGCAAGATTATTACGAAATAGTTGAACTAAACGAGCCAAAACAGCTATTTGGACAAGCAGACCACAAGGTGGAAATAGAAGCCTCTTGTATTAAGGCTCGCGAGGGCACATTTGATGGCACGTAAAGAATTTCCCATAATACCTTCGACTTTAGAGTTGATTGATGGAGCGTTGTTTGACTATATTGACAGCGAACTGAATATTTTTGCAACAACAAACAAAGGCTGGAAGAAAACACCAGTAATATGGGCTTCTGCAGAGCGAGCCTTTCAACTAAAGAACGAAAAAGAACTTCGAGATGGTTCTGGTACGCTGGTTTTACCTTTGATTACAGTAGAGAGAGCCTCTGTGGTTAAAGATCCGAATAGAAAAGGCGGCTTCTGGGGTAATGTGCCACCTGTAGATGATTATCGTGGAGGCTCTGTTACAGTTGCGAGAAGAATAAATCAGGACAAAACGTCAAAGTTTGCATCTGTAAATAAATATAAAAATCATAAACAAATTAACTTTCCAGATGAAAAGCCGAATGAAAAGATTGTTTATGAAATTAGATCTATGCCAATGCCGGTATATGTCACAGTAACATATAATATAGTACTTAGAGCAGAATATCAACAGCAGATAAACGAAATGATGACACCTTTCATTACGAAGCCCGGCGGCATAAACTATTTTACGGCTCGCCCTCATGGCCATTTCTATGAAGGTTTTATACGCGATATGTCGACAAATACCAACATGTCAAATCTAGGTCAGGACGAAAGAAGATACGAAACAACACTGCCAATTGAGATGTTGGGATATCTAATTGGAGAAGACAAAAACCAAGAAACTCCGAAGGTAGTTATAAGGGAAAATCAAGTCGATATTAAAATGCCCAGAGAGCGCGTTATTTTCGGAGACGATCCCGCCTGTGACGATAAAGATGCTTTTTGTAGAGAGTAAAGGATTTTGCAATTTCTTATTACTATTTACTTAAGAAAAAAAGATTATTTTTTGCGAAAAAATAAGGAGAATAAGTAATGTCATTAACTGCAGTTAGCAAATTTAAATTTGTGTCGCCTGGAATTTTTATTGATGAAATTGATCAGTCGCAAATCCCAACGGAAGCCCAAAAGATGGGTCCTCTTATTATTGGCCGAGCCCAAAGAGGCCCGGGTATGCGCCCTGTAACGGTTGGTTCTTACTCAGAGTTTGTTGAAATCTTTGGAAACCCCGTAGCAGGAGGCAAATTAACTGATACATGGAGAGACGGAAATCTTTCTGCACCAACTTATGCTGCATATGCGGCGCAGGCATACTTAAGAAACAATAGCCCCGTGACCTTTGTACGGCTCTTGGGCGCCCAGCATAAAAACCCAACAAGCAGCCCTGACGGAAAAGCAGGCTGGGAAACTAGCTTTCTAGAGACCGCAGGCGCAGAAGGCGAAGTTAATGATGAAGGCGGCGCATATGGTCTTTTTGTTATTCCTTCCGGCTCAGTCGAGGACGGCACAGCAGCCACGAGCGAATTCGCGTTTAATGGTATCCCGTCCGAAGACACCACGATTACTTTAGAGGACGCTATGGGCAAAACTGTGGTGTTTGAGGTCAAGCAAGATGCCGCGGCAGTTACCCCGGGCAATGTCGCGATTACTACGACAACTGCTCCAACGAGCTTTGCAACGGCGCTTGACGTTGCAATCAATGCGCATGCCTTTAATATCACTAGTGCTCGCGTTGGTGATCAGCTCACACTCACTCAAGACGTCGGAGGAACAGCTGGAGACAAAACAATTACCCTTAGCGATTCAACGAATTGGGATTCTGTTTGCAGTGCCAATGTGCCATCCGGATTTACTGGCGGCGCCGCAGAGGTTGCATTTACATGCACAATTGCTGCCCTTGACGACACTGCTGGCAACTATGATAATATGGCCTTTACACTGATTTCCAATGATGCCGCGAACACAACAAGAACCTACACGCTACAGACTACCGCCCTCGCGACTGGTACTGAAATTGCCGCAGGAAACATTCGTGTTAGGCTGAACGGTTTAGCTGATAAATCCGCTGTCGCTACAGAGATCGCAGCTGCAATCAACCACGATAATGGTCATGGAACTGACGAACTGCTCACTGTTGTTGCAAACGCCGTTGCTGGTCAAGTTGTGGTTACTCAGCCCACCGGTACCGGGAAAACTGGGGCGACGGCTATCACCGTCACCAACCTCGTTGCCGCCGATTTGACTATCAATGGCGGTGCGGTTAATACAGTTTTTGCAGGTGGCGCGATTAATGGATCCACAGCAACATTTACATTTGATGGCCACCCGGCCGAAGATACCACAATTACATTAACAGATACCGCAGGTACATCCGCAGTATTTGAGGTAAACACAGACAACGCCGCAGTAACTACTGTTGGCGCAGTTTCTGTTAATACTTCTGCTGAAATCGATTTCGCTACCGCGTTCAATACAGCAGTTAATGGTCAAAACACCGCAGGAAACCTTGATATCACAAGCGGCGTGGCCGCCCCTACAGTGACGCTCACACAAAACGTGCTCAACGGGGCGTTTGGAAATAAACAAATTATTTACAGCAACAAAGCAGACTGGGACGCCGCTGTTACGGGTGACGCACCATCGGCATTCACCAGTGGTGTAAATTCCACTCAAAGCAAAGCCAGGGGCACTCTTGCTGCAGTTTGGTACCTTGATGAGGGCGTTGCAGCACTTAGTGGCACAATGAGAGGCACCGGCATAGACGTAGTAGGACACCCATTCGGCGCCACAAGACAGTTCACATCAGGCACTAGTGCTATGATCAAATCTCTACCTAGTGGAGACGCTGGTGTTGATAACGAATTTAAAGTGGCCATTTTTGATAAAAATGGCTCCAAAGTTATCGAGTCTGCCTTTAACTTTAATAGGGCGTCTGATAAGTACATTCGAAAGGTCTTTAATACAAACCCGCAATTAACTAATAACAGTATTTACACCACTGCCCAAGGTTTAACAAACTATTGGCTTGGCGAAACCTTCGAAAGAGGCGTTGCTGACACTTTGACTGGCTCAGGTGAGCAGGGTTTCGGTGTAATAATGGCGCTTTCTTCAGGTTCGCTTAGTTATGCTTCTATGAAAAAAGAGTATTACCCTTCAGAAACGGGATTTATTATTTCGCAAGATGAAAATGCAGATCCTGCAGGTTTCGATGCAGGTATGACTAGTCGAGCGAAAAAACTATTTAAATTTGTTTCAATTGATGGCGGCTCTGAATGGAATCAAAACAATCTTAAAATTTCCATTGAAAACATTAAGCCGCCCAAATCTAGTAAACAATGGGCAACCTTTACCGTAACCGTGCGCGATATCACAGATGCGGACTTGCGACCCGTTCCAATTGAAAAGTTCTCAAACCTGAATTTAGATCCTTCTTCTCCAAATTATATTGCTAGAAGAATCGGAGACCGTTCAATTACTTGGGATCACACAGACAAGCGAAATAAACTACTCGGAGAATATGAAAATCAATCGCGCTGGATTAGAGTGCATGTTGAGCCCGGCAACAACAGAGGTCACGTACCATTTGGTTGTTATGGACCTGTGGTTTTTCAACCCCTTACTCTGATAAGCGGCAGCACCCTCGCACAATCCAATGATCACTTGAGTTTTGGCGAGGTAGGTCCCGACCACATGGCCGGATTTGCATTTAAAAATTCACTCGGGGTTGCTCAGGCTGCAGTGGATGGTCAAGTATTAATGGGTCCGGTTGCAGACAGCGATGCTAAACTTGACTCTCTCGCTTTTAGCTGTGAGTTCGACTACCCAGAAATTCCTCTTCGAGTGAGTGCCAGCACAGATGGCATTATTAACCCACTTAAGGCTTATTGGGGCGTAGATCTCACCGAAAAGAGCACTGCTCAATTCGAGAACAGCGTTAAAGATATTCTTCGAAGCAACCCCGGACAAACCAAAGATAAATTTGATTTATCTGCTGATGAGAATGCTGAAGTTTCATGGTTTTTCACTTTGGATGATATTCGCTTCGATGAAGTAGACCAAACGTGGGTATATGACAGTGGCAGTCGCCAATTAGGCGCAGCTAGCATGGACGTGGAAGAACATATGGAAGCAGGCGGCCAAGCAGGCACGGTAGATCGTGGATCATCCTTTACTGCAAGAAGTGGCTCATTTCATCTCTTAACCGGCTCAAATGCTGGCATAAACAAGTTCACAACAGTCTTATATGGCGGTTTTGATGGTTTAGATATTCAGGAGAGAGAGCCGTTTAGAAACAGTGCAATGGACCCCACAAACTTGGAAGGTACCGGCGATTATGCTTTCCACACTCTGATGAGATCAATTGATATGATTGATGACGCTGAAGTTGTAGAGTGCAATCTAATGGCAATTCCGGGCATTACAGTGCCGGAGGTCACCAAACGATTGGTTAGTGCATGCGAAGAGCGCGCAGACGCATTGGCAATTATTGATATTGAGAATGATTATGTGCCCGACACCGAGGACAAAACGGAAGAAAAAGAACGTATTGGAAACGTTGACGATGCAGTGCGAAAAATGAAAGATCGAGAAATCGACTCTAGTTACGGTGCAGCATACTATCCATGGGTTCAAATTAAAGACGACAATGTTGGCACAGCCCTATGGGTTCCGCCTTCAGTGGTCGCTTTGGGTGCCATGGCATACACTGAAAATAGAAAAGATGTATGGTTTGCGCCTGCAGGCTTCTCTAGAGGCGGCCTGACTGAAGAAAAGGCTGGTGGACAGACAGTGATGTCAGCGCGCCAACAGTTAACTTCTAAACAGCGTGACAAGCTTTATGACGCTAACGTCAATCCGATTGCTTCTTTCCCTGCAGAAGGGATTGTAATCTTTGGGCAGAAGACGCTGCAACTAACGCGCTCTGCACTGGATCGAATTAATGTTCGACGTCTTTTGATTTTCCTCAAGAAGGAAGTTTCTAGGATCGCAAATAGAACCTTGTTTGAACAAAATGTTAAAGAGACGTGGAATGCGTTTAGTGGCGAAGTCGACTTGCTCTTGAGTTCTGTCAGAACGAGATTTGGTCTTACAGATTATAGACTTAAGCTGGATGAGACCACCACCACTCCAGAGTTGATTGATAGAAACATTCTTTATGCTAAGATATACTTGAAGCCCGCTAGGGCCATTGAGTTCATTGCGCTTGACTTTATTATCACAAGTTCAGGTGCTTCCTTCGAGGATTAATGTGGTAAAAAAAATATTCGCTACTATTTACTGATAGCAACGAATATATTGTTATAGGAGATATAAAATAATGGGATTTTGGTCAGACGATCTAGGTACAGAAACCAAACGAGCTTATAGATGGGTGTGCTATTTTAACAAATTTGACAGATGGTTGTGCAAGTCCGTTTCGAAACCCAGTTTTTCAATTTCTGAAACGTCACATAGATTTATCAATCACACTTTCTGGTACCCAGGTCGTGTAGAGTGGAACTCAATTGACCTTACTTTAGTTGATCCTTTAGATCCAGACGCAACAATGACGATTATGCACATGATCGAGTCAGCCGGGTATGAAATACCGGTAAAACAGAAGGAGGTTTGGAAGACCATATCAAAAGACAGAGCAGTCAGTTCTGTCAAACAGATGACAATTGAACAATTAGGCGCCGATGGTACGGCCGTTGAGCAGTGGACATTGAAATCTCCATGGATTAAAGATGTGCGTTTTGGCAACTTGTCATATGATTCAGATGATATTATGGATATCACGTTGACAATTAGATATGATTGGGCTAATCTTTGGTCAAAAAATAACGCATATGCTGGCGCTGCACCTGGCGTTAGTGCCAAGAAAAACTTCCCAGTTGGCCATAGCAAAAAATAAACAGTCATAAAAGATAAGAGGTATTAATGAGAAATAATGAAGAACGTTTTGGAGCAAATAACGCTGCTCTTTCTGAACCCCCTCCCCCTTCTGCAACAAAAACCGATTCAAGCGAAAAAAGTTTATTAAACTTTGTTGCGCCAACAGATTTTGTTGATTTGCCTTCGAAAGGCAATTTTTATCCAGTAGGCCATCCTTTACATGGGAAGGAATGTTTGGAAATTCGACAAATGACAGCTAAAGATGAGGACATTTTAACATCAACGGCTCTATTAAAGCAGGGCATCGCAATTGAAAGATTATTGCAAAATCTAATCATAGAAAATATCAATATTAATGATTTGTTGATTGGAGATCGAAATGCTATTCTAGTAAAGGCGCGCATTTCTGCATATGGTTCAAACTATGAAACAAAAGTACAGTGCCCTGTGTGCAATCAATTTTCTGAATATGAGTTTGATTTAAATGTATCTGTAACGTCCGGCGGCCACACTGAGAGCTTAGAAAACGTATCTGCTGGAAAAGAGAATAACTTTATTATTAAATTACCCAGCAGCGAAGTTGATGTAGAAGTAAGGCTTTTAACAGGGGAAGATGAAAAAAGAATGGCTGCAGTTGCAGAAAAGAATAAAAAATATAACATGCCTGAGCCCGGGTGGACGGATCAACTTAAAAGCTTTCTTGTCTCGGTTAATGGAATAACCGATCCTTCCGCTATCGAAAACTTCGTTAACAATATGCCAGCTAAAGATTCTAGGCATATTAGAAAGTGTTATTCCAAGCTTGTGCCAAATATTGATTTAACTCAATATTTTGTTTGCACAGGTTGTTACTCAGAGACAAAAATGGAGGTTCCGTTTACCGCGGACTTTTTTTGGCCTAGATAATAATTATATGGAATCTGTGTATGAGCAGTTTTTCATGCTCAAATACCATGGAGGCTGGAGTCTTATAGAAATGTATAGTCTTCCTGTGGGGTTGCGTAATTGGTTCCTTAAGAGGCTGGCAAAACAATTTGAAAAAGAAAAAGAAGAATATGATAAAATAAGCAATAAAAAATAACTAGCCGGGTAAAACCGGCTTTTTTATTTTCAGCTAGTGACTAATTATACAATAACGGAGGAAAAATTATATGGCTGCTTTATTACCTGTGGTTGTCGATCTAAATAAAAACAACGACCTAAACGAGAGTTTTTTAACTATGTTTGGTTCAACTGTAAAAGAGGTTTTAAGGAGAATGTTTGGAAGAGTGCCTTCCATAGACGAACTTGAAACTGCATTAACAGAAGAGGCGGAAGTAGATACATCACCAGGCAAATACAATGTAAAAGTCAAAGGCTCTAAACCAGATGTTAAAGCGTTTTTAGGCGCACTGGTAGCTGAAAAGAGCTATATGCAAGCGCATTTGGATTTTGGAGTAGAAGATGACAGAACACGGGAAGCAAAATATAATTTAGACGAAAAAGTTCAGGATTTTGAAGAAACCACTGGTTTGGTTTGGCCTTTTAAATAGGAGTCTTATAATAAATGGCAAACGGCGACGGGATGGATCCCAAAACAATAGCCCAAGCAAGGAAAGAGAATGAACGACTAAAGGCTAGTTTACAAGAAACTAAAGCTGTCTTGATGGAGATCTATAACATCAATGAACAGACCAATGCAAATAACAGCGATGCACTTCAAGCAATAGAACAACGCCTTAACGCGTGGCAACAAGAACGCGCCATCCTACTAGAGACTCAAAATATATATGGCACATTAGTTGATTACGAAGAGCGCAGAAACAATAATATAAAAGAAGAACTGTCGCTCCTCCAGCAAGAGCTAAATGCACTCGTTAGAGGCCCGGAAGCGCGTCAACGCGCTCTAGATGCAGCGATAACAAAACAGCGAAACCTTAAAGAAGAGGTCGAATCGCTGGAAAAAACTGAAGCGGAAGGATCCGTTAAGTTACAAAACGCGCAGCGCGCCTTGACAAATGCAAAAAACGAAACCAATCGAATACAAAGAGAGGCCCTACAGCTAAACGATCAAGAAAGGAAAGGTATAGCTAATAAGATCGCCGCACAAATTAGATTTAAACAAGCCCAGCTAGAAACGTCACAAAACGCACAGCAAAGTATGCAGATGATGTTTGGCTTAGATAACAAATGGCGCCAAACATTAGCAGGCTCGTCGATGAGAATGTTCGAAGCGAGTTCAAAAGCCCATGGCGTGTTGCGTGGAATAGTTCAAACTGCCAATACTTTAACCCGAACATTAGACAACGCATCTTCTGCTGCCAACATTGCTGGTTCGACAATGATGAAGGTGCAAGAAAGAACGATTACAATGATAACTCAAATTGATCGTTCCGATGTTGCTCTGAGATCTGCCACTGGCGCATCTAAACAGTTCGCACAGGGGTTGCAGTCCGCATATCAAGATAGAGCGATTAAACGCATGGCAGCCTCTTACGAAGAGCTTAGTAGAATGCAACAAACAGTGTATTCCCTTTCAAGGCAATATTCAAGCCAGTCCGCACAAGAGAGGCTGCAAATAGATAGATTGGCCATGTCCGCTCAACGCGCCGGTATTTCATATGAAGATTTTGCCACAGTGGTTGATAAATCAACAAGAATATTTGGCGACAAATCAACAGCAGCGATTAAAAGACTGTATAGCTCCGCTGTAAGCATTGGCGAACTGCCCTCGCGATATGTCAAGATGTATATAAATTCTCTTGACACTTTAGCTCAATATTCCGGACCTAGAGCGGTAAAGGTTTTACAACAATTAGGCGCAGTCGCCAAAGCAACTGCAATCGACTCTAGAGCGCTGATTGGGGTAACTCAGCAGTTTGATACCTTTGAGGGCGCCGCAAGCTCTGTAGCTAGACTCAACGCAGCTTTAGGGGGTCCATATCTCAACTCCATAAGAATGTTGAAGGCAGATGAGGGCGAAAGGCTAATGATGCTCAAGGAAATGTGGAGAAACACCAACATGAACTGGGATTCTCTCGGAAGGTTCCAAAAGCGTTTAATAGCTACTGCTTCCGGGTTCAAAAGTCTTGCAGCTGCCTCCGCTTTCTTTAAAGGGGATATGGATAAGTTTAAAAAACTCACACAAGAGCAGGAAAAAAATGCAGAAAGCCAACAAAAGTTAATCAATGCAGGAGCCAGTCTGGTCACTATTGCTCAACGGCTCGGACGCGCTTTTGAAGAGTTCGGCGGCTTTGCACAGTCAATACTTCCATGGGTACGAGCACTGGCAAAACTACTAAATAATATGACCCCCACAATGATGGCGCTATCGGTCGCTGGTTTTAAAGTGGCTAGTGCTATTGCTGCAATTGGAGCGAGAGCTTCTGCTGCGCAAATAGCCACTAAAGGCCTCGCAGCGGGATTTGCTGGTTTTGGCACTTCGCTGGTAACGGCAATTCCTTTAATTGGAATGGCCATGTATGCAATATATAGATTAAACGATGCAATGACAGAAGAAAATTCCCCACAGGCGTATACTCTTCCAAATCAATATGCAATGGGAATGCAAAGAATGGCCACTGCAGCTAAAATGGCGGGCCCGGAATTAGAAAATTTCTCATCTCAGTCTAAAACAATTTCTAACGCTTTAAGTTCAGGCCACAGTGCAGTTAGTAAATATTCATCTGCTGTCGGTACTTTAATGAACAATCTTAATAGGGGTAAAAGAGGAAATATAATGTCTTTGTCTCGTGTGTTTGGTTCTTTGCAACAACTTGGCAAAACGAACGTAGAAACAGCAGGCGTTGTACGCGGTTTAGGTCAAATTAGTAAAGCCGTACAGAACTTAGATGAGAAAAAAGTCAAAACATACGCAAGATCAATATCCCAGCTGTCATATGCAATTAAAACAATGCCGAAACAAACAGTGGTTGAGGTTGCTGCGTTGACAAGGGCACAAAATGCAGGCGTTTCTTCTGCGGTCGCTGGCGCAAGGTCTTCTGCAGTGAGAGCACAAGCATCTTCCACGGTTCAAGCTGCAAAACAGGCAGAAGCACCACGCGGAGGCAGAAAAGATGTTGCAAGAGATCCTGGTGTATTGGTGACAGATAGCTTGCATATTAATTTAGGCGGAAACCGCGTAATTAAAAAGAAAATACTCGATGTGGTTAATGAACAGGGCGATCATTATCGCAGAACAGCGTCAAGAAGGGCATAGGGGATAAAAAATGGGGAATTTTTGGAGCAAGAATAAAAAGAAACAATGGCTAGGCGATCCTTCAGAGGTTGCATATGGCACAACATGGGGGGTTATTCGAATTGTTCATTTGGGATCGCAAAAGGCACCCACCGAACAAAAGGTCTCTATAGATTTTAAAGCGTTTATTAGAAGGTTCACTGACGATTTCAATGCAGGGTTTAAAACGGTACAATACCCAAACCAAAGGCAGCCAATTGCAAACCAATCTACGCCTAGGCGCTCAATTATATTAGAGTGGTTTGTTCCTTCGGCTAGCGAACATGAGGCTTTAATTAATTTGCAAAAATGTTCAGCTTTGGCAAATATGACAATGCCCTTGAGACAACATGTTAAAAATGATGCGCATATGCACTATCCACACTCTTCATTTGTTGCCATTAAATTCGCAAATTTAATTCAGTCACCTACGGGCGCCCCCCTCCCCGGATTTATTGATGGTTTTTCATTTAGTCCAAACTTTGAAGAGGGAACGTTTGTTTCAAACGAAGAAAGTTCGATGAGGAAAAGCAATAAAAAGTTTGGACATTATTTACCAAAAATTATTGATATAAGTTTAAGGTTCACTCCGTTTTTACCAAATAAAAAGTCCGCGGCAGGATATAATGTCACCGATAAAAAGTGGGGCGATCCATTTTACCCTTATGGCGTTGCCTTTGCTGGTGAAAATGGAATTGTTGCTACTGCTGAAGGCGCTTCGTCTATAGAGGGCGGAACAGCAGCAATTGGTTCAACCCTGGATGCTTATCTAAAAGGAATTACAGGAAAATGAGATATGACAATCGCTCTACGGCAATAAACAATGAGCTTCTTTACGAGGAGTTGTTTGCAAAAAGAAAAGTATTTTTTATAGAACAATATACTACACCAACGTTGATACATCCGGGCGTAGAAGAAATTGCCAACCTAAACAACGTTCAACATGTTTGGGTTCATGGCGACAAATACTACAAACTGGCTCACAAACACTATGGAGAATCTAAGTTTTGGTGGGTCATTGCATGGTATAATAAAAAGCCAACAGAGGCCCATCTCTCCAGAGGAGATCTAATATTAATTCCTACACCACTATCTGATGTGTTGCAGACGTTTGGTATGTATTATTAGACTAAGGAGAAAAGAAAAGTAAATGTCAGGACCAGTAAATATAGCAGAAGGCAGAGAATCAGAAACCACTGTACGCGCGCGCCTAGCTAAAATATCTCAATTTCAAGAACAATGTTTTTTGATGGCCGCTAAAAATGGTATAGTTGAAAAATTGGCACCAATGGAAAGAAAAGATTTGCATGCCCTTTCTGGCCCGGGCGAGAAAGAGCATGTTTTTACTTATGATCATGTGGTAGCAATTCACCCCATGCGAAATTCCGCACTGCTACCCTCTCAATTCCAATCTGTTGATGGCGCGGGAATGTTTTTTAGACTAACCCCTGAAATACTCTCGCAACTCAAGCCCCAATTGCAACTATACAAACTTTATCCGCGGAAGAAAACTAGCAAAAAATTCCCTGGTGTTCCACTTAAGATACCAATGTTAATAGGAGAGTCGATACCGCTTCTGGGAAGCGATAAACTACAAGGGGATCAGAACGGCTCAAAAAAGGAACACTTCTCCCCCATGGATGAGATATTTAGATCGCGCTCTGAATTAGGCAATGTTATGCCAAGCAGTCTTAACATCACTTTTAGAGGGGAAGATCCGGCTCAGGTAAACATTGTTGATGATTTTAATTTTTCTTTACACTTTTCTTCTTTTCAGCTGTTTAACCACGTTTTTGAGTATCAAAAGCCCGGAGATTCCACAAAGTATAATTGGAGTTATAAAGATTTGATTTCTTGGAGCGAAAGGCATGTCAATCAAACTGGGCCAATCAAAAAAGTTTCCACCTCTAAAAAAATTAGTTCATATGACTACGTTGGGGCAGAGCCTTGCCCTGAACAGCCCACTGATTATTCAGGGCTAGCCATCGCACACGAGGGCATGAAGATGAATGAGGAGTTTTTTGAAATTCAAGCTGTTTTAAAGTATGATAATCAAGTTAATTTTGACTTGGTGGACATGTTGGGTGATGGACAGCGTTTTTCAAAGACAGAAAGAGAAGAGCTTAAAAACTTTTTACACTCCTCAACTTTGGTTTTTAGGCTGCAATTTAAAGAGCATGTCGTGGTATACCCGGATGCCACTGTTTCTGACCCGGGCCTTCAAATCAATTTTAAATATTCAGCATACCTTGAGGATGTGATAAACTCACCAGATTTGAACATCATTGAAGTACCGGATAGAGAATCTAAAGCCATGGGCTCTTATTTGGCAAATTTAGCCATGGCCGAAAGGCTCTTAAAACAAGTTGAGGCACAGGGATTAAAATTAGAAGAGTCTTTGGCCGGAAAAGATGCAGACAATCAGGCAGCCTTAAGCTATAGCAAACTCCGGAGTCTTTTGCAAAAACACAACAAGAGTCCGTGGCTGATTAATTTACCTTTTCGCGGCCCCAATCAAGATACGCCTTTGAGCTACGATAATATTATTATTAACTCTGCTGCAGTACAAAGAGAGCAAGGCCGCGCTGCGGCCGCAGGTCGCCAACCTAAGTTTATATGGGGTGGTCTAAAATATGACTCGGATGGAAACCCCAGCAATACTCCTGAGAATGCCATAGTAGTGTTTCGCGAGTTAGTTACAAGATATCGCATGTATGTCAAGTCTAAGAGACGCGCCCTAAAGTCGACTCGATATAAGCTTCTTTTTCAGATACTGTATTCTAAAGCAAGGATATATCACCTTAAAGCCCATTTAGAAGATGTTGGAATGACTTCCGGAGGTGCGATAGGGAGTGAGCCTGCTGCAGCAGAACACGCAAAAGACGATGCTGAAGCTGCAGCCGCCGATCCGGCAAATAATCCTTATGAGGCTTCATATAACAGTGTCACAGTGGTCAATCCAGGCTCGCCCGGCTCACGTGCATTAAAAAAAATAATTAATAATTATACCAAGGTGTTAAAAGAGACCACCGACATGGATGAAGATTCCATCACCAAAGCGTCGGAAGCAATGAAACAAAAGCTTACTTCGGACGGCCCTTTGGATGCTCTTGCTGGTGTAAGCACCGGAGAGTTTGCTGGTGGTCGCCAAAAATACAAAAATATATATTTCACCACTCTTGGTGATTTGATTGATGTGGCAATAGATCTTGCAACCATGCAGGATCCACTTCTTAACGGCAGCAGCCCAACATATAAAAGAGGCGAAGGTCTTTATGAGCGCCGAATGGGTGTGTTGTTCGGGCCTTTGATTGATTGGAATTCTGGCACAAACAATAACATAACGCAAATAAATTTGGCTCAAGTACCTATATCTTTAAAACTGCTGATGGGGTTTTGGGCTGAAAATGTAATACAAACCGACAGAGAGGAATATCTCTTGGGTGAGTTTATAAGAGATGTGGTTCAGAAACTGATAACAAAAGCCCTAGGAGAACGATGTTTGGAAGGAGCCGGTTCTAGATCTGAAACAGTAAAAATTTTGCAATTTACTTCAAAGATGAAAAAAGTTAATGGTAAGCACATTCCTCCGTTTTATCCGCTTGGGCCAAAGTATCCTCCGGATGGAGGTTCGAGCGCATATTTGTGGGATAGTGGAAAAAAGTGGGATTACAGAATAGTGGACACGCGCTTTGGAGTTGGAGGGGTAAAAAAACATCCATATGGATCACAATTGGACTTTAGCAGGATGGTTGACATTGCCGCAGACACCCCCTTAGAACAACAATATAATTATATGTATATATATGTGCACAACTATGTTCCTGCGCGCTTAGATCCTACTGCTAAGAAGAATAACGTACTAAAAGGAGTTCAATATCTTGAATTAGGAAAAGTGCCGGGCGTATTTAAAGATTACGGATTTAAAAGATTGAGTATTCCATGGCTCAGAGAATCCCGAATTCATGCTATGCGGAGAAAAAAGGGTGAAACCCAATTGCGAGATGTTTATGATTTTGAAGTCACGATGTTTGGCAATAACATATTTAAACCAGGCATGCTGATATTTGTTGATCCGAGAAGAACTGGCGGTGGTTCCTATCAACAGTGGAAAGAGTTGGGCATAGGTGGTTTTTATTTGATAACCGCTGTAGATCATAGCGTTTTACATGGAGACACTTTTCACGAAACGACAATTACTGCGAAATGGGTTACATTTGGCGAGTGCGGCAAAAAACAAAATGTGAAAACAGCAGTGAACATAATGGGCGCAACCGACGCAGTAAAGACCTTAATTAAAAAGGCCGGTTGGACAGAAGGCATCGTTGTCGACGACAACATGATGGGTTAACAATGACAACTTTAAACGATTTAAAAGGGAAAATAGCAAAAGCAAAGAACTCGCTGGCAAGCACTGCTGGTCTTTTTGATCAAAAGGTGTTTTACTATGGCGAGGTGTTTCCGAATGGAAAATCGCCATGGCCTGTCCAGCCCATTGATTTAATTAATGAAAATCCTTTATATGGCCGCGTTGATATGAATAAAGAGTTCGTTTTTCCAAAAGAAGAAATGCTTAGAACACTATCAACTGGCCCAAACAACAATCTTGAAGAACTTTCAGTATTAAATTTTGTTGCAGACGCTTACGATGATTTAAAGTTGTATATCACTGCACATGTAAACAATGGGTATATTAAGCCTTCCGGAATTATCGCAAAATGTAACCCCCACAAGAGTTATTATAATATAGAAAAAGCATGGAAAAAATATAGGCAAATACACTATGGTTTATACACGCTGCAATATTTAAAAATCGCGTCGGGAGATCAGCTAGCTAGGGCTTACCCTTTACAAAACAAAATATTTGACGAATCTGATTTTATAGAATACTTTAATATTTTTATGAAGGATTCGATTCCTTTCTTCCCGCTTTCAATGAGCGGATTGGTGGTTTCTAATAATTTATCTCCGTTGTTCACCGGTCTTTGCATTGAAATTCATAATGGAAAATATGACGATGATAAAGAAAAGCAAAAGTTTATTAATCACCCAAACTTTAGTTTCTTTCAATTGGCCGCAAGAAAACACGGATTCTTTTTAGATAGAAACGTCCCATGGCGCTTGGTGGCAGATCTTACTTCTCATAAGATGCGTGAGTACGCTAGAATTGCCTTTGAAAGGCCCTTGTTGGAAGAGGCAACAGAAGAAGTATACAAGGAGCGTTTAGATTCGACGTGGCAAAAAATATTTGGTAGCAAGGAAAATGTTGGCCAAGTGTTGGATGAAGTCACAAACGAAAAACTAAACAGCTATACTGATAATATATGGCAGATGCCATCTGCGCAGATGGAGGGTGGGATCAAAGTCCTTAACGACATACAAACGGGCTTCGAAGCAAAAAGAGAGGCTATTGAGGCAGAACACAGTAATAAGTGGGAAACAATTAAAATGGCTGGGTCGGTCGATCCAATAACTGAACTAATTTTCAACCAGTATTCCATTCCAATTTACACTAGAAAAATCAAGAATTGCACCGAACAGGGAAAAAATTTACCTACAATGTGCGACTCAAGGGTTTTTGTAATGGATGCAATATTTGAAGAGTTTTTTGAAAAGATTTCCGACGAAGAGATGCTGCGCTTGGAAGAAACGATGCTCCTTTATTATAAAACATATATAGTGACAAACCCTACTGTAAAGATAATAAAGACCGTAGGGTGCTCAGAAAAAGGCTTTGGTACCAAAGTGGTGAAAGAGATCGAGAGAAAGGATATTGCAGAAACAGCCTTCAAAGAAAAATACGGAGACATGTTTTGGTTAAAGTTCTATTTAGATGTCAGGCTCTTAGAAAATAAAATTAAGTGGTCTGCCGGTAAATATTCTAGAGTATTAAAAAAAGCATATGGGTACTTTAAAATACTTGACACGGACACCGCTTTCAGGTATATTAATAAAGAAATTAAAAAAAGACTCATTGGTTATGAGAATATATACAAAGACGAAATTGAGCAAAAAAAGAAAAAAACCAAACATAAACTACTTGGTTCATCTGGCCTACCAGCCGAAGCTACCAACCCTAGCTCATCTGGGGGTGGATACTAGGGGGCGATATGCTTTTTCAAACGTTTGATGAAAAAGAAGACTGCGTGGCGATATATGTGAATGATGCGATTTACTTCAAGAAATCACCAAAAAACCTAACAGAAACATGGTCTTATTCAGCATCCTTAAAAGACTATAAAGACATAGAATATGCACAAATTTATTGTATGGGCAAGTCTTTGGATGAAATGTGTCCGGACTATCTTCGAAAAGATTGGGAAAAGGTCAATAGTAAACTTAAGGCTTTTTATCGGTCTTGCGCTGAAGCAAACCTTGATTTAAGTCAACATTGTTTTTTTAAGTTGGTCCCCCGTGCTTTTTTACGGGATTACGCAAAAGTGAAAAATGCAATCTCTAAATATGTTTTTATAAAACACAGCAAGCCAGAGAATTATGATTTTTTTCTTTCTCTATCAAAGATCTTGACAGACATAAAATATAGAAAGCTAAATACTGATTTTGCTTCTCTATCAGATTCTCTTCACAAATTCAAAGCAAGACAATTTGTTAAGAAAAACAAGCACTTAAATCAGATTAAGTATGATATGTACAAAACTAAAACCGGAAGGTTGTCTACACTTTCTGGTTCTTTTCCGATTCTCACTATGGACAAGTCCTATAGAAAGATTCTTAAACCACACAATGATTGGTTTTTGGAGTTTGACTTTAACGCAATGGAATTACGCGTAATGATGTCCCTTTTGGGCAAAAAGCAGCCGGTAGAGGACCTTCACGCATGGAACGCAGAAAATGTCTATAGGGGTGCCCTGTCTAGAGAGGGGGCAAAAAAGCGAATATTTGCATGGCTTTATAATCCGGATTCAAAAGATCTTCTTTCAAATCGAGCTTATAACCGCGACGACTTGTTAGAAAAATACTGGGACGGCACACACGTGAAAACATACTTCAACAAAAAAATCGAAGCAGGGAACCACCATGCGTTAAATTATATAGTTCAATCGACTGCCGCAGATCTATTTTTGCGACAAATGATAAAGATAGCCAAAACACTAGAAGGGAAAAAATCCTATATTTCATTTTGCATGCACGACTCATTGATCATGGACTTTGCAGAAGAAGATCAGTTTCTACTCAATGATTTAAAAGAAGAGTTTGCAAAAACAGAATTAGGAAAGTTTCGAGTTAATGTTTTTGCTGGAAAAAACTATGGGGATATGAAAAAACTACACATTTATTGATATAATTGGATAAGATGAATATAATTGGACTAGGGGAATCAGGGTGTAACGTTGCTAATCTTTTTAAGCAATACCCTCAATATAATATATATAAGATCGACACAGCTATCAGTGGAGACAACTGTTTTAGTGTGCCTGAGCAGATCAGCTTCGAAAAATACGAAGAGCTAACACCTGCAGATGAAATAGGTGAGTTTTTGAAAGAGGTTAACGAACATGTTTTGCTGATAACAAGTTGCGGCAATATTTCTGGCGCCAGTTTGAGAATTCTTGAACAACTCAGGAATAAAGATTGTACCATAAGTGTTTTATATATAAAACCAGATCGCACCTTACTAAACGAACAAAAACTTTTACAAGAAAACCTGATGTTTGGGGTACTTCAAGAATACGCCAGATCAGCATTATTTGAGCGTGTTTATGTTGTTGATAATGTAAAACTAGCTGAAATTATTGGCGATATACCAATTAAAGACTATTTCAGACATTTAAATGAATTGATTGTTTCTACCTTTCACATGATAAATGTCTTTAACCATTCCAAGTCAATAATGAATACTTTTGCAAATTATATAGAGACAGCAAGAGTGTCTACTCTTGGGCTGATTGATATTGAATCTGGAGAAGAAAAACTATTTTTTGATTTTACAATGCCGAGAGAAAAGAGGCATTACTATGCTATTCCAGAGCATTTTCTTGAATCAGATGGGACACTTATGAAAAAGATCAAAAATTATGTTAAAAGCAACAGAGAACATGATAAAATGAAGGTGAGTTATGGGATATTTTCAACCAAATATGAGCAATCTTATGGTTATTGTATATCCAATAGCACATTAATTGAAAAAAATGAAAAAAATGCTTGACATTGATTTCATTGTTTGATACTATAGAAAAACAGTGCAATGAGAGAGTTATCATTGTAACTTTAACAAGGAGAAAAAATGACTTTAGATCTTAAAAAAATGCGAGCCCGAAAGGTGGCTCTAGAAAGCAAAAACGGCAACAATCGTTTTTGGCGACCACAAGACGGAGAACAAACAATTCGTATTGTGCCAACTGCAGATGGAGATCCTTTTAAGGATTATTGGTTCCATTACAATGTTGGGGACAATCCCGGATTTCTT